ACCGCCCGCCAGCAACTTGACATCACCGTAAGCGCCTTGTTTGTAGAGCGAGCCCTTAGCACCAGGCAGATCATAGTATGCCCAAGCTGGAGAAGATAATGCCAGATCTATGCTCTGGTCCGCCAAGCTCGCATTTATCGCTTCCAGGCGGTTGTGGGTCACGTTGTCGTACCTCAGCTCAACCCCTGACGTGGCGGGTGTTGCATTGTACTTGATGATAAGCGAGAAGTCTGGATGCGATGAAGGTATCATAGCATCTTTGCCATTGACTACTGCCGATAGCAAACGATAGGGATGCGTTGCATCGTCGTCAAAGTAGACCTTAGTACCCCCTGTGGTGGGATCGGCATCTGCTTTGATCCGAATCTTGTGGCTGCCCATTGTAATCCAGACGTCGCTGCCGATATTTGCGCAGAGGTAAGGTACAGGTCCGTTCCACTTGAGGTAGACTGGGGCTCCCTCGAGAGAGGCGACATAAGTAATTGTGGTGGTCTGGCTGGCAGCTACCTGTGCCCCATCGGGATCATAACGATAACTCTGAGTCCTTAGCCACTGCCACATGGCGCCGCAGCAGTCCTCGCAGCCGATATTGCTTATCATTCGGCGGCCAGCCGTATCGCTGTGCCCGCCAGTGGTTACAGGATCCGCAGATCCGGCGATGTTCGTCTCTTCATTCGAGCCCGTGGCTATTGCCTGGAATTCATCATCTTCAAGCATTCTGCAGCCAATAGCCGCAAAGTCGTCTACGAAGTCCATCCAGTTGCGCGTATCTGTGATCACGCCTCCGTAGGCTGATGTTGTATTGGTGCCGGTGACTGATGCCAGGTAGATCATAGTCCAGATGGGGGCCAGATTAATGGAGTCAAAGTCGGTCTTCCCAGCCCAGACCATGCCGGCCTGCAGACCCGATGACCTGTGCTTCAAATCCCAGCAGGATCTGGGGATGATGTCTCCAGCCAAATATCCTGTGAGGGCGTGACCACTGATTGTACCGACGTCGACGCATTCACAATGGAAGCCGCCGATTTTTCTTGAAGTATCGGCTGTGTAGCCTGTGGGATATGTTGCTGCAGCAGAGAGCTTTATCACCGGCACTGTGCCGCTCACGGGCTGACAGGCATAGATATAGAAGTCCTTGCCGGCACGATTGGCCGCGACTGTATAATCCACTGGGGTTAGCGTGTCCCAGGAGGCAGCCGTATTTAGGTCGAGCTCAACAGCTGCCGGTAGGAAATAGCCCACATCATTGATGTTCACACTAAGCTGGTCCGGGCTGACTAGAGTCCTGCGGTCAGCCGCGCTATCACTACCCTTGTTCCTCCACATGCGGGAGCGCTCGTAATAGTTCGGAGCGGAAGCTAGAATCGCCTGGATGTTTGAAATTTCTAGTTCGCCATCAGAGGTTACCCGAATCGGAGTTAGGACCCCTCCGCTAGTTTTGCCATATGCGACCTTGGCTCCGATTTTGTTATTATATATTACCTCTTGCAATGTCATTGGCTGATCACCACTTTCCCATCCACATCTACCTGAAGCGCAACTAGATCCCCGGTATCGGTTTTACCATAGAGGACCGTCGTGCCGACTTCATCATTGCAGATATATTCATCCGGCATGCTACCTCAAATAAAAATAATATAAGTATTGAGAATTTTTTATATCCATGATCCGTTTGGCGTTCCTAGGATGAACCACTCCGTCCCGTAATCTTCCCTGTGCTTATTGTCGTTGCTGCTGATGATATATTCAAGGTCCCTGTATTATCGCCATTATCCGTGACCCGCAGAGGCAGTATTGCTCCTTTTGCCGCCGTCCAACCATATGTATATATGCGCCAAGCGCACTATTCCAAATTTTTTCGCTTAAAACCATAGGTAACTCTCCGCTGCTGCTTCAGCTGGTATCAATTTATAAAACTAGACAATATAATACAGCCAAACAGGACCGCTATTGAGTTCACTGCTCAGGTCCGCAGTGTTCAGGCTCAGCACCGAGCTGTTTGTTGTGACTGATGGGGCGGTGCTTTCTCTGGTGTTGCCAAGGAATGCCCAAATAACGGTGTTCCTGCTGAGCTTTGTATTCAGCGCCAAGCGATCACCCGTGCCCATCTTGAGCGTCTTGTTTGTCTGTCCGCTGGCAAGATCCGCGTCTATCCGCGTGACTGTTTTGAATGCTTTTGTCGACGCTGCTGACGTTCCAGAGACTGTCAGGTTTTCGGTTATGGCCGCACCGGATATGTCGGTACCAGTGATCTTGATACTGCCAGCAGTCGACGCATTGAATGTGGCAATGATATTTCTTGGATAATCAGGCTGCGCAAGGAACGATGTCTTTCTGATATTCACGGTCTGGTTGCAGGGAATAGCAGCGAATAGCTGGTCATCGTCCGATGGTTCCGGTCCAGTGCCTGCCGTGATGTTCCCGATGCACTGGATGGATATCGTGCCTATCAGATTAGTTTCTTTGGAGTCTGTCTTGATAGGTCCGGCGTCCTTCGATGCAGGATACCAATCACCAGCAGCCATCCCGATTACGGCAGTCAGCACCAAAAAGATGAGGAAGGATCTCATGATCACTCACCTGCGGGCGTCATGACAGAGAACGGGAATCTGGTTTCGTCCGTTGTGTTCATGAGGTTCTTGGGGTTCGGCAAGGCCCAGCCCATGCGGAAGGTCATTCTCAGAGCAACCATGTCATCCTGGAAGAGGTTGTAGACTAGGTTGCCAGATGCGTCATGGATGCTGGCTTCGGTTGCGATCTTGAAAGTAATGTCCTTGCGCACTGCATATACAGCCTGCTTCCAGTCTCCTGCAACCATCAGGCCGGTGGTTTTGTCGAATACGCCGTTGTCCGGGAAGGTCAACGGAACACCAGCCAGCCTGAAGCTGTTCGCCTCCTTCATGTCGTTCTGGAAGATCGGAACGCCGTCGTTGCCCCGAACGCCCCTGAGCTTGCCCATCACGCCGATCTCGGCGAGGATACCATTCACGATGTAGCCATCCTCCTCGACCAGCCCGAAGAGGCCCACTTTCGTGCCATCTTCCGAGACACTCAGGATATCATCGTAGAGATCGGTCCCGAAGTAGCCCTGCTCCACGGTGTTGCCCTTAGCGGCAGCCTGTGTGACTATCCCATCCGGCCATGCAGTGGGCTTGTTTGTGCCATAGAGGATCGCAGCGTCCACCGTGCGGCCAATGGCCTCTAGGATCCTGGGTTTGGTCTCGGCCCAGAGATCGTATCCTCCAGACGTCATATCGTCCAGCACGTTCTCGGGCACTGGAACGATGCAGGCTATCTCTTCGGCTGTGAGCGTGACGCCTGACCAAGAAAGATCTGTCGTCTTCTTGGTGTTCGTCGCTCCACGACTGCCAGCGACTTCGCCCACGAAGTACGCGGTAGCGAACGAGTTGAGCACCGGCAATTTGTAGGTCTTGGCGCTCATGTTCGGCAGCTTCCTCATCATTCTCAGACAGAATGAAGAGGTTGGCATAGCCTGGATGATCTCATTGCTATACTGATCTGGCAGCAAGTAGCTGCTCACATCGGATCGACTAATATACTGATCGTAGTCTCCCATAGTTTCACCTTCCGCCGCGGCCTGCTGCCCGGAGGATCATGTTGTTCATAATAGCATTTTCATTCGGGGTGCTCGGACCCATGCCTGGAGGTGTTGCGCCTCCGGTCCTATCGAGCCCGCGCGCTTTCGCCCATTCTTTCGCGTCAGCCTCAATGCTCTTCTCGTCTGTTCCTCGCAGACGATCCCAATCTGCAGGAGGAATGTTGTACTTCTTGCCAATGGCAGCCTTCATCTTCTCAAGCTTCAGAGCATCTCGCTCTTTCTCAGCGGCTAACCGAGCAGCTGCTTCCTTGGCGGCGGCTTCCTGGGCTTTCTGGATCTCAGATTTTCCTTTTGATTCGTACTCGTCCCACTTCTTCGCCTTGGCCTGCAGCTCAGCCTCTCGTTCCTTCCATTGGCGCTCCCTCTCGGCTAGTATAGCGTTGAGCTGGTCTTCGGTGAACGTCTTTGTAATTTGAGACGTGCTTGCAGCGCCTCCGCTGCCTTCTTTTGAAATTTCATCTGTCATAGACTGCCTCGAAAATTAGAAATTGTTATGATCGCTTTCGTCTGGATTTCCCGGCCTTGCTGAACGCAATCGCTACAGCCTGCTTCTGTGGAAATCCCTCATGTACCAGAGTTTTGATGTTCCTTGATATCGTTTTTTTGGATGATCCTTTTTTGAGCGGCATTATGATCCCCTGGCCTTCGCTATCTCTTCCTCGAACGATCCGGCAATTGCTATGTTGTGAGTGCAGTTCGCATGAAAGAGACCGGCTGCTCTCGCTTCATCCAGCGTGGGATAGCCTGGAGTTCGGCCTGTGAGGCTCACGACCCTCCCAACCCATGATCTGCAGATCTGGCAAGTGTTTTTCGCCGTGCCGCCTACGATCTCAGCCAGATCGTGGCCGCGCTCCAGGAGCCTATTTGCGGTGCCCTGGATCATGGTCTCGCGCGTGGTAGTCCTGGCGACTATCTCCGAGTACGTCCTGATATTCCATTCTCGGCCAGCGGCGCCGACTATGCCGGTTACTCCTTTCTCTGCAAGCTTCTCTCTGTAGATCTTGGCTGTCTGCTTCCAGGTCTGATATCCGGCCACGTCGCCCCTGATCGCTTCGAGTGCCAGGTTGCGATAGACATCATCAGCCCTTCGCCCGATTACCTGGTCAACGTCCATGAGCCTCTGATATGCGTTTTCAGCCAGGACTTGCATTGCTTGCTGATGGATTGATCCAAATCCGACATCAGTAGACCCCAGAACGTCGTCTACCTCGGCCAGCGCAGATGTGTAGAGTGTCGGAATGGCCTGCTCGCACCAGGTCCGCCCGCCGTTCAGGAGATCGCGCCTGATTATGCCGATATTCCGCTTCAGCGCAGCTAGATTCTTGAGGTCATTGCCTTTCAGAAGGGCTTTGTTGTACTCCTTCAGGATCTCGATTTCAGCATCGCTGTATAGCTTGATCAGGCGTTCTGCCTCGGTCTCGCTCAGGATCCTTGCCATCTAAGCCCCTGGAAGTTGTACTCTGGGGATCTGCTCTGCCTCGGATGGCCGTGGCTCGGTGTCCTGCTGAAGCTTTGCGAGAGCTTCAGTCAGGGCTTTGCCATCGAGCTTGTAAAGCATCTTCAGGGCCATCTCGTCCCAGATCAAGCCCTGGGCCTTCAGGGCCACGACGTTTGCTACGGTCTCCTTGAAATCTTCCGGCAGGCCATCATTCCAGTGGATGGCTACGGACTTGATCGGTATTGCGCCCTCGTATCCTCTGACTCTCTCAAAGTCGGTGAAAAGCTTCAGCTCTGCTTTGATGGCCGGATCGACCACGAGCTTGAGCCTGTCGACTTTGCGCAATGGCCTAAAAAGCATGAGGCGCAGAGCAGTGCCGCTTACCTGCGCTCCCAGTTTCGATGGCTCAAAGCAAGCCTCGCATGTCTCGGAGATCGCATAGAGCTGAGCCATGAGCTTCTCGATCTCTGTGAAGGCGCCGGACACCTGGCCATCCCACGTCACATATTGGGGTGGCTTGGCGTCCCTTTCAAGTGCGATTATGCGCTTGCTGCTATCGTATATCGTGGCACCAGTCACGGTCTTGGTGAAAATGTTCGATTCCTCGTCAGCCGCCATGATTGGCTCGGAGTGGACATCGAAGATCCTTCCAAGCCGCGTTAGTCTGGTCTCGATGCGCTTGATGATACTATCCAGGTCTCCGTAATCATCAACAATTGTACCGGAGCTGGTGATCAGGTTATCGACCACTGATACAAGTGGCCGATCAATGTCTGTATCCTGGACCACGACGTTGAACGGGCCGCCTATGATCCGGCCAGAGGACGATACTGTATACTGCCTGCTCTCGATCTGGCCTGCCGTGTGAATCCTGACGAAAAGAGTGCTCTGACTGATGTGGCTGACTGTTGAGGGCTCATTCAGCCAAGCAATCATGTGCCCAATGACTCTTCCGTTCTCGTCCCCAATTGGGAAATACTTTGAAGGGTGGACTACCTGCAGTTTGCAACCGTTGTCATAGTAGCCCTCGATGATGCCATGACCAAACCGGCTCACATCGATCTGTCTGGCGTGCTGCAAGACCCAAAAGCGATTACGATCCATGAAGTCGTCTGCGTACCGTTGCTCGTCGCTTTCTGTATCTTCGGATACGATTGCCCTGGGCTGCTCGCCAAACAGGAAATCGGCCCATAGAATCGATAGCAGTCTATGCCAATTCAGGATCAGAACCAGTTTGTTGTATTCTGCGGTATGATCCGAGAACAAATGCAGCAGCACGTGAAAGACTTTCGTGTGGTCTCCATCGAAGAGCGCCTCGTTCTGCTTGTAGCGTTCTAGCCTGGCTACTTCCGACGTTGGCGGCCAGGGCTGGCCTATGGCTAGCACTTGCTCTATGTTTTGGATCATGGGAATCTCTTTCTGAATATTCGCCTGCAGGCGTACCGCAATGCGTCTAGAGCGTGGTCGTTCTGTTTCAGTGGCCGATCTTCTCCGGCTTCCTGCGATTTGGGATCCCAACAATACCCTGGAAGCTCAGTTAGCAGGTTCGTACATGAATCATGAATCAGGAGCTTGCCAGAAGAGAAAGCACTTGAAACGTCCATGATACCGGCCTTGACATCGTTGTCTGCATCGTGTATATGCATGAATCCGTCTCTCCTGAGCTGCACCTTCAGCGGAGATGCTGACGGATCGACCTCGATGGACTCAGGATACCATCTGCCAGAATCGTGTTTCAGGAATGCAGCCAGGTCTTTTGATATCTCGTTGTCTGTCTTTTGGCGGCTTTTTGTGGCATCATGATAGTACTCCTTCCAGACGATCCACTTTCCAGCATGCGGACCATCTGCAGCCAGGCCGACCATCACAAAAGAGGTCACTGATGAGATGCCAAAATCTACGCCCACAACGAGCCTGGACCATCGGTTTGGCAGATCGTGGATGACATGAGTAGATTCGTTGAACATGTCGTATACAGCGCCCTCGGCCATCACCCACAGGCCCAGGATATACCGTTTGTACCAAAGGCCTGTATACTGCTTTTTTAATTCGCCCTTGACCTTTTCCGACAAGAACGGATTGTCATCGAGCGTGAAGTGCCACGAGCGGCCATTGACATCGTCGAGCCTGTCCAGGTAGCCCTTCTTGATATAGTGCATCGGGCTGTCTGGGTTCATCGTGGCTATGATCTTGATACCGTCCGCTGCTGTGCGGGTTCCGAGCATCTCCCAGACGTCTTT